CAAGCCCGCGGCGGCTCCTCCACCCGCGCCGGCGCCAGCTCCGGCGGCCGTAGAACGGAAGCCGGTCGTCAAGGACACCGAGGCCGTCCGGAAGCGCGCACCCAGGGCGACGCCTACGCCCGAGCGCACCCGGCATGACGGCGACACCCTGCGCGAGCTGCGCCAGGCCGGAGGATGGTCGCAGGCCGCAGTCGGCGATCTCGCGGGCTACAAGAACCGCGCGAGCGGGGCTTCCTGTGTCGGGCAGATGGAGGCGGGCCGCATGAAGGTTCCGGCGGGTCTCGTCGAGCTGCTGCGGAAGCGCCTGGCTGACAAGAAGCTCGGCGCGCACGGGAGGGTGGCGTCGTGAACGGCTACCCAGACGAATGGCCGGAGATCGCCGCGCGTGTCCGCGAGGAGGCCGGCAACCGCTGCGTGCGCTGCCGCCACCGGTCGGATCGACAGTGGAAGGCGCTGATACTCACCGCGCGGCACAGCTCGTCCGCCGCTCAGATCGACAATCCGCTGCCCAGTCTGATGGCGGCCTGTGACGATGCGTGCGACCCCGACCGCCACCGTCGCTTTGAACCGGTGGATAGAAGCAATCTTCTCGACGCTGCCACTGCACTGGATATGTCAGTAACGATCATCGAACGCGTCCCCCAGCGGGTTCTCACCGTCCACCACCTCAACGAGGTCAAAGCCGACTGTGACTGGTGGAACCTCGCCGCGCTCTGCCAGGTCTGCCACCTGGTGATCCAGGGGAAGGTCGAGATGAGCATCCCCTACATCTTCGACCACTCCGGCTGGTTCCAGCCGTACGTCGCGGGCTACTACGCGAAGACGTTCCTCGGGGCTGATCTCACGCGTGAGGAGGTCTCGGCGCGCCTGGGCGAGTTGCTGGCGCTGGGGGCTCCGAAGTGATCATCCTCGCCATTGACCCCGGCACGTCCTGCGGCATCGCCCTCGGGAGCGCTGACCGTCCACTGATCCACTCGGCTACCTGGACGCTGAAGCCTGGACGCGGGGAATCCCCGGGCGTCCGCTACCTGCAGCTCGTCGACCGCCTGAACCGGATCCGTGCCGACCATCCCGGGCTCGCGCTCATCGTCATCGAACAGGCCCACAACCGCGGCGGCGCCGCGACCCACTACGCGCACGGGTACCAAGCGCACGTCGAGAGCTGGTGCGCATCGCACGGGATCGAACACACGACCGTCCATTCGACGCGCCTGAAGATGCATGCGACCGGCAAGGGGAATGCGAAGAAGCCGCAGATGATCGCGGCCGCTGCGACGCGCTGGCCAGAGGTCTGTCGGCGCGCGAGCGAGGATGAGATCGAGGCGCTGTGGTTGCTCGACTACTACCGGCGCGAGGTGATGGGCTGGCCGGAGATCGCCGGGGACGTGGTGGAGGTCTCATGACGATCTGGCTTTGCCTCTCCTGCTATTTCGCTGGAATCTTCTGCGGGGTCTTCCTCGGTGGAGCGATTTGCAAGGCTGAACGCCGGAGGCAATGGTGAGAGCCGACCCCGCCGTCCTCGCCGTGACCCACGAGGCCCTGCCGCGCGAGCCGGCTGCGGCGATCCCCGGCGGCCGTCTCGCCATTCGAGCCTCAGCCCTGCTCGGCCGGCGGGTTCACGTCCGCCGCATCCAGGAAGCCGTCCGCACGCTCCGCCTCCGGGGCGTCCCCGTCGTCTCGGGCTGTGGCAAGGACAAGGGCTACCGCATCGCCACCAGCGCGGAGGCGATCAAGGACTGCGTCGAGGAACACCGTAGGCGGGCGCTCTCTGAGCTGCACGCCATGGCAAAGCTCAAGGGCTGCACGGTCCAGGAGGCACAGAGAACGCTCTTTGATTTCCGGCTCCTCAGCTGAGGGCGCAAATCTCCAAGGGAGGTAGTGATGATCTTTCGCACAGATGACGCCCTGACCGATCTGGGCGAGCGGGTCCGGGCCGCCTGCCACAGCGACATCAAGGACTGCGAGGTCCTGTTCCTGTTCCGGGATGAGCCCACGAAGCGGCATGGCAAGACTCGGCTCGGCACCGCCAAGAAGGCGAACGCGCTGACGAAGTTCCTGTGTCGGACAGCGTTCGATTCGGACCCGGACTTCGTCATCGAGATCGAGGAGGAGAGCTACCAAAAGCTGACGGTCGAGCAGCAGGAGGCGCTCCTTGACCACGAGCTCGCACACTGCACGGTCAGGAAGGACGCCAAGACCGGAGACGAGCGCCCCGTGTTGCGCGGTCATGACATCGAGGAGTTCCGAGACGTAGTCGAGCGCCGCGGACTCTGGCATCCGGACCTCAAGGAGTTCGTCAAGGTGACGCGGCAGCTGAAGCTCTTCCCGAAGGACGCCGACCAGAAGGGCGCCGCCTGAACGATGCTCACCTCCCGCGCCTGGTGCCTTGTCGTCGAAGACACCAGGGACCGCTCCGTCCACCTCGCCACCGAGACGATCCGCGAACACCGTGAGGAGGCGCTGGCTTTGTTCGACTGCTACCGCAGGACCGAGAAGGCGTTCGGACGACCCTATGAGCGCTGCCTCGGCGTCGTCTCCGTCGAGCTGCGCGCCGAGTGGCCACACGCCCCCTGACCACACAGGCGTCCACTCTCTGGACCGCTGCCCCGGCACAGGACAACGACCCCTATCGCTCACGAGAGAGCCCGATGCCCCGCAAGAGACAGATCGACCCCGGAATCTGGACTTCCCACGATTTCACCGAGCGCTCCCTACGCCAGCGCATGCTCTTCATCGGCCTGATTTCCCTGTCCGATGACTACGGCCGCGGGCGCGCCGAGCCATCCACCCTCCGCGCACAGGTGTTTCCCGCCGACGAATACCGAGCGTCCGATATTCAGGACGATCGGGACGCCCTTGCGGCCGCTGGCATGGTCCGGCTCTTCCAGATCGACGGAAGGGTCTATTACGAGCTTCCGACGTGGCGCACTTACCAGAAAGTAGACCATCCTTCTCAAAGCTCTATCCCAATTCCTAAGAAAGAAAACTATTTATCCTCGCGAGTCATTCGCGAGTCATTCGCGAATCAATCGCGAAAACCCGTAAGTGGAGAATGTTCTTCACTTACAGAAAGTCATTGCGATGACAACATACCGAAAGAAGGCCAGGAGCGAGAGTCTGCACCTGGAGCCGCATCCAAGGCAATTCGCGAGCCGCTCGCGAATGATTCGCGATCCGATCGCGATCCGATCGCGCGCCATAGGGTAGAAGAGGGTAGGGTAGGGGTTGTACGTACAGCTAAATATAACAGCCGTGCTACTCCGATCAGCGGCGCGGAGACGGTCACCGCCTCGCCTCCGACCGACCACGAGCGTAACTCGACCGCGCCTGTAACCCAATCTCATGACGGCACGAACGGCAACCCCACGCTCGACCCAGCCATCGCGCGGAAGCGGGAAGCCTTCCGTGCCGGCGTCAAGGCTCTACGCGACAGTGGCGTCAGCGCGAAGGTCATCGACCGGCTCGCCGACGAGGCTGAGCCGTGAGGCGCGCCGATCGGGAGCGCGAGATGCATCGCGCGGCACGCCGTGCCTACGAGGCCACCTGGGAGCTAGTGTGGCGAGCTGCACGCGACGCAGCACGGGCAGGGTTGCCGGAGTCCGTCTGTCCCTACCAGCGGCCGCTACCCGGCCCTGTGCGACCGAGGGTCGGAGACGTGCAGGCCAGGCTGGAGTGGCTGTCGGCCTACGACCTCGAGCGCGAGGCGATGGCACGGGAGGCCTCGGCGTGAGCGACGTCAGGCACCCACACAACGGCGCGTGGTACGCGTGCTGCCTCGAGAGCGGCATCGAGGCGGCGCTCAGGGACTGGTGCAAGCAACTCGGGAAGCGACGGCCGATGCACGAGCACGTCGCGTCTTGGCTACGTGACCACTACGACTTCGCCCGTTGTGACCTGCCGGAAGCGGAGCCAACTCGGTCGGCGCTTCTCATCGCGGCGGGCGTATTCCGCGTCTCCCGCCTGGAGATGGGCCTGAGCGTGCGGCAGTGCGCGAAGCGCCTGGGCGTCAGCGCGGGAGCGGTCACCGGCTGGGAGCGCCGCGGTGTTCCCGACACGGCCGAGAACCGCGAGCGCTTCCGATTCGGGGGTGTACGCAAGAACTTGACTCCATAGGCGACCTGACGAAACTCTCGCGGTGGTGGGACGCTGGTTTTTTTTCAACGGGTGAGGCGTGGCGCGTGACGGCAGTCGCCGAGGCGGGTACCGACCAGGCTCCGGGCGCAAGCCTGGGAAGGTCGACAACCCGAAGGTCCGCGAGATGCGCGCGTGGCTCCGCGAGCAGTTCGAGCGCCCCGAGTGGAAGCGACGCATCCTGCGAGTCTGCCGAGACGATCCGCGGTTCTTCGCGGCGATGTTCGCGCAGGCATACGGCAACGCCCCGCAGCCGATCCAACTCACAGGACCGACCGGCGGCCCGATCGTCGTCGACTTCGGGGACCTCGACGCCCACGGTGCGGTTTCGGGGATTGCGACCGTACCAGCTGGCGTTTCTACACGAGCGAGCGCGTGATGCCGTCTGCTACTCCTGCACCGGGGTCGGGAAGACGCGGGCCTGCGCTGCATGGATCGTACAGCAGGCGCTCGCGCGGCCGGGCACGCTCTGGGCGTGGTACGCGCCTACGGAGAAGCAGCTCGTGACCGGCTTCCATACAGTCGTCGCGATCCTCGCTGCGTGCGGACTTTTCGGTGGCAAGGTCGAGAGCGCTGGCGACCGTAAGGTGCGGACGTCGCACGGTTCCCTCATCGCATTCGCCTCATGGCATGACCCGGAGACACTCCGCGGCCCGCACATTGCTGGCGCGGTCGTCGACGAAGCGGGCCTCCTGACGCCGTCGGCGTACGGCGTGATTAGCTCAAGGCGTTCGGCGAGTCTTGGACCGATCCGCTGGATCGGGAACCCGGGGATGTCGACCGGTGTGTTCCGCACGCTCTGCCGCGCGGGTGAGGACCCGACGCGCGATCCGGCGCTCATCGCGACCTATCGTTGGACCTGGAGAGACAGGGCCGCGTCGATCGAGTGCGGATGCTCGGCGCCGGCGATGGAGATCAGGGAGCTAGCCAACCCGCGCTTGCACGAGCCAGGATGCCAGCGCAGGCCGTACCTCGAGTTCATAGACAACGAGCGTGAGACTTTGCCGGACGTGGAGTACCGCCGGCTCTACGAGGCCGAATGGACGGCCGACGAGGCCGCGGTCTTCCGTCCGGATTCGATCCAGCGGAAGACCACGGGAGAGCCGGCAGAGCGACCGGTGGCCGAGCACCGCTACGTCGTAGGCGTCGACGTCGGCCAGGAGATCGACTACCTGGTCGCCGCGGTCTGGGACACGAGCGCCATGCGCCTCTGCGCCATGGAGCGCTGGCGTGGCGTGCCGTTCCCGGAGAGCGAGGCACGACTACAAGACACGTCCCGGCGTTGGCAGGACGCGACGCTGGTGATCGAAACCAACGGGCCAGGCCGGCCGCTGTTCGACGGGCTGGCAAACCGCGGCGTCCCGGTCCGCGAGTGGGTGACAACCGCCCAGTCGAAGGGCCCCGCCATCCTCGCCTTTGCGCGAGACCTCCACGACCCGGGCAGCGCTCTGAGCCTGGCCCCGTTGCCGCCGCTGCAGGACGAGCTGCGCGCGTTTCGGTTCGAGCGCACGGCGACGGGATTTCGGTATTCGGCGCCGTCCGGCTTGCACGACGACTGCGTGATGGCGGCCATTGTGGGGCACCAGGGAATCATCGCGGCCTCGATGCCGCTCATGGCGTTCGCCTGACAAGAACTGTAGGACTGGAGCCTGATGGGCATGCTCGCGGCACTCCGTAACACCATCGGCGCAGAACTCTACGCCCGCCGGAAGGTGCGCGAGCGCCTGGGCGAGTTCGTCAAGACAACCGAATGGTCGCGCCTCTTCGAGCGCGGCCTCGAGCATCTCGCGGTTCGCGATCAGGTGCTAGACCCGTACTCCCAGGTCGCAGATGTCTACGCCTGCGTCCACGCCATCGCCAGCCAAGGCGCTTCGGTGAACTACGGGCTCTACGACGGCGAAAACCGCGTCGAGGAGCACGAGCTCTACGACCTCTTCGGCAAGCCGAACGAGCACGTGGTCGGGTCGGAGTTCATCGAGACGACACTGGTCTACCTGGAGCTCTGCGGCGAGGTGTTCTGGTACCTGGACCAGTTCGCGCAGACAAAGCGCGACGGGAGCGAGGCGCCGCGGACGATCTACTTCCTGCACCCTGGCGACGTGAAGGAGGAGGTCAAGGACGAGCGCCTGGTGGCTTGGAAGTGGCAGCCGGCGAACCGCCCGCCGAAGACACTCTCGATTGAGCAGGTGTTTCACCTGGGCTACCCGAACCCGAACAATCCGATCCGCGGGCTGGCGCCGCTGTCCGCTGCGATGCTCTCGGTGAACACGCTCTACAAGGCGCGTCGCTGGCAGGCGAACTTCTTCGCCAGCGGCGGGCTGCCGCCGTTCTACGTCAACTTCCCGAACGAGGTGCAGCTGACGCCGGACCAGATCGAGACACTGAAGCAGCAGTTCAGGAACGAGTACCTGGGCTACAAGAATGCAGGCAAGGTGCCGTTCCTGTTCCGGGGTGGAAAGCTCGAGACGGTGAGCCCGACGCAGAAGGAGATGGACTGGCTCGAGACGATGAAGTACGAGGGCGACCAGGTCGGCGCGGTGTACGGGGTGCCGCCGATCTACCGGGGCGTGTTTCAGGCGAACTTCGCGGTCAGGGACCAGAAGCGGATCATGCTCTACGAGACGGTGTTCCCGAAGCTTCAATTCCTTGGCACGGCGATCCAGCAGGACATCGTCGACCGCTTCTGGGGCGGGCTTACGTTCGGGTGGGAGAAGAAGCAGAAGGTCGCGGAGGCGATTCCAGAGGACGTGCATGACGCCATCAAGTCGGTGAAGGAACTATTCAGCATGGGCGTGCCCTTCTCGGAGGCCGCGAAGATGCTCGGCCTCGAGGTCGACACAGCCGGCAAGCCGTGGCTCGATGAGGGCTTCCTGCCGTTCAACCTGATGCCGGCGGGCGAGGTCGCGAGCCAGACGGTGCCGGAACCTGCGTTGCTGCCCGTCCCTGCAGAGGACGAGACTGCCGATGCGGCGAAGGGCGTGGTCCCGTTCCACCTACGTGGCTCGAAGCGGCGGCTCGCCTTCATTCGCTCGCTTGAGGCGCTCTGGGAGGGGACGGCGCGCGCGTATCGGCTGCGCTACCAGTCGTGGCTATACGGGCTTCGGACGGAGACGCTTGCGGCGCTCGACGCAGTCTCAGGCACGGCGGCCTCTGCGGCCGCTGCCGCGGGGGGGATCCGCAGCGTCTCCGTTCGAGCGCTCGAAGATCCAGAAACGGTGATGTTCGACCTGGACGCGGCCGCCGGCGACCTGGTGCAGACCAGCATGCCGTCGTGGAAGCAGGGGCTGAAGATCGGGGGAAAAAGCGTCATCGACGAGCTCTCGATCGACGGGACGTTCGACATGGACGCGGCCGAGGCGCAGGCGTTCCTGAAGGTCAAGACTTTCAAGATCAAGGTCGAGCATCAGATCGTCGGCGTGGTCCATGAGCGGGTGCGGCGAGCCATCGCGGCGGGCATCGCGGAGCGCGAGGACATCCAGGCCATCAAGGATCGCGTGCGTGAGGCGTTCAACGTCGAGCGGGCGCGGTCGCTCGCCATTGCCCGCACCGAGGTCGGGCAAAGCTTCGCGGGCGGGCGCTTCATCGAGATGCAGGGCGAGGGCGTGAAGCGGCACCAGTGGCTGACCGCTGGCGACGACGCGGTGCGCGAGAGCCACGAGGACATGGACGGGGAAATCCAGGTGATCGGCGAAGAGTTCTCGAACGGCCTGCTCTATCCCCTGCAGGCGAACAGCAACGATGCGGGCGAGGTGGTCAACTGCCGGTGTGCCGCGGTGGCGGTGCTGGAGTAGCCCATGTATCAACTGGAGCAGCTGCGGAAGGCGGGGCGGATCGTGCGGCGAGCGCTGGCAGACGGGCGTGAGGTCGAGCAGGTCGAGAAGACCTTCCGCGCCGAGATCCGGGCGCTCGACGTCGACGCTCGCGAGGTCGAGGTAGTGGCGAGCGACGGGACGAAGGACCGCTACGGCGACACCATCAACCCGGACGGGTGGGAGCTCGGGAATTACCGGAAGAACCCGATCTTCCTGGCGGACCACAGCTACCGCGTCGACCACGTCACCGGGCAGTCGACGGGCGAGCGGGTCGAGAACGGGCTGCTCATCGTGCGCTCGCGCTTCCTGCCGGCCGGGCTGAATCCCCTGGCGGACATGGTGCTCGGCATGGTCGAGGCCGGCGCCATCCGCACGGTGTCGGTCGGCTTCCGATCGCTCGAGCATAAGTTCCGGTACGAGGACGAGAAGTTCACGGGGATCGACTTCATCCGGCAGGAGCTGCTCGAGGTCTCCTGGGTGGCCGTGCCGGCGAACCCGAACGCAGTCGCACTCACATCGGCGCCGGAACCCGTCCGGGACGAGGCGCTTGCTGGAATGGAACACCTGCTCTACCTGACCACGGCCGCACGGCTACTCGCGGCCACGAGGTAAGTCTGATGGACCAGGCAATGGCACAGAAGATCGCGGACAACGTCGAGAAGATGCTGGCGCAGCAGGAGGCGAGCGAGTCGGCGTTCGAGGCGCGCAACAAGCTGCTGATGGGCAAGGTCGAAGTGCTGGACGAGAAGCTGACCGCGGCCGAGGAGAAGATCCAGAAGGCGGAGACCGCGCTGCAGCTGCAGGAGGAGTGGATCGGGAAAGTCGAGCGCAAGGCGTCCGCGACCCGCTTCGGTGGGGCGTCGGGCCTCGGCGAGACGGACGCGCTCCGCAACCTGCTGCCGGATCACCTGCGCGGGCAGATCGCGCTCGTCGAGACGCACCAGTGGGCCAACGATCATCTGGCCAAGCTGGCCGAGAAGGATCCCGTCCGGCTGGTGGGATCGGCCGCGTGGTTCATGTGCCGGATCAAGCAGTTCCGGCTACACCAGGAGTCGAAGTACCAGGAGGCGCACAAGTTCGCGGAGAAGGCGGACAAGCTGGCCGAGGCGCTCGGCGGGTACCAGCGTGCGGCGCTGCAGGAGGACACGAACGCGGAGGGCGGGTTCCTGATCCCGACGGTGACCGAGGCGGACCTGGGGCGGGTCATCAAGGACAACTCGGTCGTGCAGCAGGCCGGGCCATCCATCATCCAGATGACGACGAAGACGCACCAGCTGCCGACGCAGGCGAACGACTTCACCGTGGCCATCGTCGCGGAGGAGACGGCCGCTGGTGACGCGGCGCCGGCGACTCCGTTCGGCCAGGGGACGCTGACGGCGAAGAAGTTCATCGGCATCGTGACCATGTCCGAGGAGCTCGTCGGGGACGCGGCCATCAACCTGATGGACTTCCTGTTCACGCACCTGGCCGAGATGATCGGCCGGACCTACGACGCGCAGTCGCTCGAAGGTGACGGGACGGGCTCGAACTTCACCGGGCTGTTCGCGGCGGCGGGGGTCAACTCGACGGCGGTCTCGGGTGCACTCACCGAGGCGGCGCTCCGCAAGCTGCTCTACGGCGGGGAGCAGGCCTCGACGCTGAACAACGGGGTCATCTTCGCGCATCCGTGGGTGATGCGCGACGCGCTCGGCCTCGCCGTGACGTCCGGCAACCCGTGGTTCCCGGTGGTGTTCGGCGTGGCGCAGCAGGGGAACGGGCGGCCGACGAACATCTGGGGCCAGCCGGTGTTCCTGACCACCGCCATCCTGCGGAACCGTGGCGGCGGCACGAACGAGACCACGGCCTACCACGGCGATCCGCGTGGGATCGTGTTCGGGTACCGGAGCGGCATGAGCTTCATGCTGGATCCGTACACGAACATGGCGAACGCGCAGATCCGCCTGCGGGTCATGTCGCGGACGGGGATCCTGGTCTGGGTGCCGGCGAAGTTCACGAAGGCGACGGCGATCCAGGTGACGGCGTAGTCCTGCGGTAACTCTGGGGGGCGGCGTCCTCAGCGCCGCCCTCATCTTCGGAGGCAGAGATGGAGCAGCAGACGAACGGGAAGTGGGTCATCGGTCTCAACGCCGGGGCGCTGTCCGGGACGCAGAACGGGGCGGCCATCGATACGGCCGGCTTCGACGAGGCGGTCATCGTCGCGGTGGCCGGGGCCATCACGGCGGGCGGCACCTGGGACGTCAAGGTCCAGGAGGACACGGCCTCCGGGTTCGCTTCGCCCACGGACATCGCCAGTGCGGTCTTCGCGCAGTTCACGAACGCCATCCAGAACACGCTGAAGGTCGGACGTATCAAACTCGAGGCCGGGCGCGAGCAGTACATCCGCATCAACTCGGTGCAGGCGACGCAGCCGGTCGCGGGAGGCGTC